ATGATTATTGTACAAAATTTATTGTCCTTAAAGTATGATATATTGATTATATAATAATTTAATTTTCACAAATTCTTTTCCACAATAATAACAATTTACATATTTTTCATAAAAGCAATTTTTCATTATGCTAATCTTCTTCCATTTTTTGCCTGATATTCAGCCCAACATTCATTAAATCTGTTTGGGTTTATGTCTTTACTCCTAAGAAATCTTGCATATTTTCTTTTCAATGGTTGCATTTCTTTTTTGTATACATCTTGATTAATCCAATTCCAAATATCCATATATGCCATGTCATATTTTACACCACGTTCAGGTTTCCATTCAAAAACATCTGCACATATAATATTGACTTTTTCATTGAAATCAAGCTGCGATGCAACCAAATCAATTACTTCTTGATTCTTTTCGATTACAGTAATACTTTTTACTTCCGGCTTATCCTGAATTGCCATGATAATCATTCCAATTCCAAGACCACCAATAATAATATCTCCATGTGCTTTTGAACAAAATTTTCTATTTGTATTCTTTTCCATATTTGTGTCTGACATAACACATTCTCCATTGTGTGTTAATCTAATATATGTCCCTGGCATAATACCATCTAATATTGCTCTGAAATTATCTTGTTTTATTTCAAACTTCTCTAATTTCCAACCGTTATTTTTTCTTTCTTCTAGTAGCTCTGACATATTTTTATACATTTAAATCACCAATCTTCTCTTGAAACCGTCATTTTACATTGTTTATTCATCTATTCCAAATGCATTATATAAATCTGATTTTAATTCTTCTATAACTTTTGCCTTTTCATCATATCCCTGATTATCAAATAAGGTATATTTTTTTAAAAACACAATTTCGTCAATTATCTCTTTGATTTCGCTACGATCATACATAAAACTCTCCTTGAAAGTTAAAATTCATGGAGTTTTAATACCATCCATGATTATCAAACTCACCATTTTTATAGGCTTCAATATAATCGTTTAACTGTTCTTGTGTCATATCTCTTACAAAATCTACAGTTCTTAAAAACTGTGTAAAATTCATTTTGTTTTCTCTTAATAAATCATGTAATGGTTTCATCTCTATTTCATGTTTATCAAATACTAAACTCATCATTATTCTCCTTTCCTAAAAATCAATCTCGTCTGGTAGATAATGTCCTTCAATATGAAAATCTCCATTTTCCATATTTAGATTAGTGTTTTTAATTAGCCACTCAATCAATTCATCCGGTGATGAAAAATTAATTGCAACTGAAAAATCTTGGCACAATGGCAAACCTTCACCAGAATAATCTTTATTTTCCACAATATTACTCATTCCATATTTAGTTTCATTTAAAACAATAAAATATCTCCAACTTTTTTTCATTTAAATCACCTCTGAAATCAGTCTTTCAACTGGTTATTCTTTTCATCACAATACTTTTTTGCATCTTCATGCGTAGCAAATAAATGTTTTTCATCTGCTGTTTCTTTTATTGCTACATTGCACCAGTTATCAAACCCAATTAGTTTATAAACAACTATCGGATCATTATCTTTATTAATTGTCAATTTAATCGAAGAAACTTTCCACTCAATACGATGAACGTTATATTTAATAGCTGTTCTTTTTTCCGTTCTAATTCTACGTCCACTACATTTTGGACACTTACATTTTTCACCTTTATAAATAAAGAATCCATTTCCATCACAAAATGTACATGGTATAATATCATTTACTTCCTGTTTATTTCTATATACAAGGCATACATCTTGTCCTATATCATATTTTGTTTTAATATGTAAATCCATAATAAATATACCTCTATTCTTTCTTCTTTAAAATTTTCGTCACTTCGCCAACACTTATACAGAATCTTTTAGCAACATCTTTCTTATCACCACTTCTATTGTAAGCATTCATAACATCTTCATATGTAAATTCTTTCTCAACTGGCTCATTCATAAAGCTATCCATCATCTATATACCTCCAAAATCTTTCTACAATATACTTCTCTGTTGATCTCATTCATTACTCCTATTCTATCATATCTGAATCATCCTGTGGACATAAATAATCTTCTGGTGATTCTTCTTCATTCGAGAAAATGCACATTCTTTCCTGGTTTTTAAATATTTCTTCATCGGTAATACAAATATATCTTAAAGTAATACGCATATCAGAATGTCCGAAGATTGTCATAAGCTGTATAAGAGCCTGTTGTTTGTCTGGTGCTGCTAAATAATAACTATGTCCAAAAGTCTTACGAAGTCCATGAGTACCAATAGACTGTTTAATACCTGCTTTTATTCTATTCCTCTCAACAGTTCTATACCATGTCATTTCTCCAATATGTTCACCTTTATTAGAAGAAAAGATATAATCAGTCAACTCAGGAGTTTCATTATGATCTTCTAACCACTTATGCCAATTCTGAATAGCCATTTTAAAATCACTGTCGTATCTTAATTTGACATATTTTCTTTTAATTACATTTCCACATCTATCTCTACGCTCTGTTTTTTCTGGAACAAACTTCTGTGACTTTTTAATTCTCCATCCATCTTCATATACATCTTTCCATGTGAGTTTGCAAAAATCCCCACCACGCAATCCAATATTGATCGCACATATAAACATTGTAAGATTTCGCATAGCGTTCTTTTCTTTATTAATAGTAATTGCATTATCAACATCTGCTTTAAACACATTGTATACAGATAAAATCTCATCCTTAGTATACAAACACTCCATTTCTGTTGACTTTCCACGCCTTAATGTTTTTTGTTTTGGGAAATTGTATATCGTTGCTTTTTGTTTTTGATTGATATAACACGGCTGTTGAACTGTTAAAGCTGGCATAATTCCACCTCCTAATACCTCTCACTCTTTCTTATCTTTTCTAATTTCTCTTTCTTCTTATTCAAATGTCGCACCCTTGCACGTGGCTTGTACTTGTCGCATTTCTGGCAATAATGCCAATGGTTTGCATCTCTACCTTTCTTACATTCGCCCATGCAGATATAATATAAGCAAGGTGTTTCTCTGTCTTTTGCCATGTTTGTTTCCTCCGTATATTTTTTATAACTGCTTCTTTTGTCAAGAGAAGCATAGAACTTGCTTAACGCATATACAGCGTTAATAATATGTATTTAGCTTACCATTGGTGTTTGTCCTACCATTTCAGTAGGTGATCTATCGTATGATTCACATAATGCAGCGAATGTTTTAAGAACTTTACTCCATTCATCTTCCTTAATCCATTGAAGATATGGAGATTTACCACGTTGTTTTAATGCAATTCCATATTTGTACTGCAAGTTTCTATATAGTTCATTCCACATATCGGGATAACGATTATGTGTTACAAGAGCCAGTTTTCTGATTCCTGCATTTAAAACACTTCTATCTTTCCATTCAAGAATATCACCTGCAAGGGCTTTATTATCTTTCTCCAGCTTGTCAATATGTCGATTCTTAAATGCAATTAATTTTGATGTTGCTACCGCCGCTGCACTCGGATCACCACTTGATATTGCCATTCCAACTTCTAGCATAAGTTTCTGTTCTTCGGTAATATCAATAATTTTGGTTTCAGATGAAGTCTTTTCTTCTATATTAAGAAGTTGTGTTCTGACTTCTTTTGCTACATCAGATTGTTGTAATAACATTCCGATTCTTAAAACAGCTCTTCTACTAAACGCTTTAAGCCCACGATTATTAATTGTGATGATTTGTCCATCCTCAAAAGTATATGTAACGGAAGTTTGTTTCTTTACAACGGAAGTAATATTTAGTTTACTTCCGTCATAATAGCTTCTTGGCAACATCTCAACACCATCTAAATCAATTTCACCTTTATTATTAGAATATAAAATCTTTATATATTCTGGTGTTACTTCATAATAATCTGCGACTTGATCAATAGACATCATATCCGTTCCAGGTAAAAGCAATAATTGTTTTACCTTTTCAAGAACTTCATAATGATTAACACACTTATCTCTAAGTGTTCTATCGTTGCATAGTGGACTTTCATCTTGGTTTTTAATTTTAGTCATATTAAAATCCTTTCATATGTAAAATTGTTAATAGTTACTTCTAAACAGTATTTCTCCATTTAGTTTGTAAATATTTACAATCACATAAGCGATCATTCCAATATTTAGTTATCAAGGTTCAATTTATGTATGGAAAATGCGACTTGAAATAGTCCAGGATATAAGTTATAATACTTTCTGGACTTATGCTAATTGCATATTTCCTATTCTATGTAAAAGAGTGAGTTTCGGTTTGGTCGCTGAGGACTCACTCTTTTTAATTTATTTTCTTCCAATATCCATATAAACAGCAATCACCAGAATCCCATTTATCATAGAAATATCCATCAACTGATGCAACTGCGTGATTTGCTACGCTTAAAAAGTATGTACCTTCTTTATGATCTTTTGTAAAGCTTTCTACTGTAGGACGTTTAGATCCTTTTTTATTACTAATCCCCACATATTCAAAACCATGTTCCTCTAAATATCTCTTATAACAAGGCTTACTATTAGGATTACATTGAATATCTCTTGCAATCGGAAGTAATTCATCAAAGACTTCCAACCAGGTCTTATTCATTACCTTGCACAAAGCACGAATAACACAATCACTCTGCTCATCTTTTTTGTCTTTTTCATTTGGTTGAAAATATCTGTAATGTTTACTTGTCATTTGTTATATCTCCTTTCTCTTAACTTGATTATATTATAAACCATTTAGTTTATACTGTCAAGTATTATTTTAACTTTTTAGTTTATAGAATAAACCTTTTAGATTATATCATAATATAAACTAAAGCACCCATTACTGGATGCTTTAAATTTCTGTACCATCAGGATATTTGAAAACAGAAATATACTCACCGCCTGTTACACTTGCGATCTCAGTCAATTCTTCCTGTGTAAATTTCCCCGTATTAAATCTCTTTTGGAATGCTTGTGGTGTTTTATATCCAAGTTTCCTTGATAATTCTGCTTTGCTAATACCTGCGTAAGCGCAAGCCATATCTATTTTCTGTTGTATCGTGTGCATTTTCCATCCTCCCTATATGTAATTATACCGAAAAAACAAGCTGCACACAAGCGTTTTCTCTGATGAAATGTCTGTTTTAACTTTAACTATTGTTTTTTCTTTTGTATTAACATATCACCAAATTCGTAGATAAAACGCCCATACCCAATTTTTTGTATAATGTTACGCAACTCAGACAAATTTTTGCAATCAATACTATTAAACAAATTCATTACATTATCCTGGAATTTCACTCTTTTTAATTTATAATTCATTAATAAGATCATTCCATTATATGAAATAAAATCTGGATCAATTATTTCATAATCTACTCGTTTAACAGTATTAGGTTTGTCAAGAATCCAAATTTCTTTTGTTGTGTTTACATCAGGAACATATTCGTGTATTTCATCAGAAATTAAAAAACTTTTTGAAACCATATAATATGCATGAATGATTAATGGCAATTTTAATTTCTGCATGTTGTGTAAAATTCTATATGATCCTGGAACATCTTCCAAGGAATTTCGTATAGAATTTGTAACACATATTCTTTTGATAGAATTGTTTTCGTTTATAATTTGATGCATCGGAATTTGTGGATAAAAGTTATCCACTACATCAAATGATACATGAACCATATTAATTATTCTCTTTTCATATTCGTATTAGAATCCCAATGAAAACAATTTTTGTTTTTAATTGTTACAAATGTTCTTTTTGAAATCTACAATGATCACTATTGAAGAATGATGCCTTTTTCTGTTTTAACTTCTCATCAAGTCATCTAATGAATCAAAAAGTTTCAAATCATCATCTAAATTTTCATGAACCCCATGATGATAAGCAAATCTTCCAATCCATTCAATAACTTCTTTTCTGTTTTGTAAATAATCTTCTTTTCGCATCTTTCTAATGTCATGTAACCGTTCCTGTATCACTGATCCGTTTGTGGTAAAAAGCTCTCCATGTAATTTATCATCAGAAATATTTAATAAATGACATGGATGCCAGGACTTATCAATCCTAAATTCATACATATAATTATAATTTCCGTTAGCTTGTTCAACAGTCATTCTTATCACCTTCCATACAATTTTTGCATACAAAAGATAATTCTACATCCTCACAATCATTAATTTTTTATTATATCACAAATTTCATTTTCTTTTATTCCACGTTCAATAATACTGATTTCCATATCAGTAATATCATCAAACCAATCAAATCCTTGTTTTCCATCTTTAATATATGTTAATAAGATATTTTTATCTCCCATCTTTACACACCCTCATGAAAACAATCTTTCATTTTATTCTTTAATTGTTTTGTAATAACTTCCAAACCAGACATGCACCGGAGGATTTTTAGCTCCTGGCATTAAAGAACCGCTTATCATTTCCATAACTTGACCAGAATCATTCCAACCATCTGATTCCATTTCTTTTTTATGTTCCATCTTTTCTTTTTCTGAATCATAATAATACTGTTCTATAAACTCTGTATATTTATCTATACAGTGATCTCCATCCCATACAAATTTTGTTGTATTATTTTTCATTTTAATTCTTTTCACGTAATCAGCTCCCTTAATCTCATAACATTACCCACAGATTTCTCCCATAATATTCTCTTCTTATATGAGGAATATCATTGTCAATTTTCGATAGCTCAATCTTTTCAAAAGTTACATTTTTGCAGCCATCCATAGTTTTGTTTCCAAATCTATTTTTAGTACATTCAATTCCATTTGATGATTCCTCAACCATAACAGAAGTCACTTCTCGTAAATGTTTGATTTTTTGTGTTTCTCCATACGTCATATTATTCGCATCCTTTGCAATGAAAGCAATTTTTCAAAATCGTTATCGTTTTATACTTCTAATATTTTTCCAAAACATATACTCTGTGCCCTTGTCATGTCATCCATTTCTATTGTTGTAATTTGTGCAATCTGCCCATAATTCCCAACTTCATTATCAGGAAATGTTTTATTTATAATATTTAACAGCTCTTGTTTAGTAACTGCATTGTGTTGCACAATTTTAATTGCATTTCTGTTTTCCATATATCTCTCCTGAAACTTAGGTTTCATCTTCTTTTGCTGCTGTTATATTTCTTAATATGGTTATTTGCAATTTCCATATCAGTGAGGAGTCTTAAATAACCATTCTGAACTTCTTCATTGATCCAATCCTCAAATTTCTTATCATATCCATGAACAACTTTAAACTGGAACAACTGCTGTAACTGACTTTCTGTATATATTTTCTTATCCGCAATACATTCAAACTGTTTCATAATTATTCTCCTATTATTTTCTATACACTTTTTGGGGTAAAAATTCCATGTAACTGTAACATCAATTCAAGTTGCTCAATTTCAGTTTTTAACTTTTTCATTGCCAATAAATCATTGATTGTATTATCTTCATATGTTGGTGAATCAATGTTCTGTATGTTTATTTTAAAATATTCTTGTTTCTTTGCTAAATCTTCTTTTAGAACTTTCAATCTCGAAGTAATCCATTCGTCCATATTTCACCTCTAACAATATATTTTCTTATTCTAAAGATAATTGATATGTTTCTTTTTATCTGCATCATAAGCAATTTTACCTATGACTATTGGCTCTTTCTTATTGCAACTACTGTGACATTTGTCTACGTAAGCTATAGCATCATTTAATGTTTTAAAAACTTCCAGATTGTCCTCAACAGACCATCCAATTTCTTCTCTTGTGATAAATTGTTTTCTATGAACGTATATTCCATCTGCTATTTTCTTCAAAATGCCACATCCTCTCATGAAACTATTCTTTCATCTTTCTATTCTTGTTTAATTTCTCCCATCTTTCAGGATATGTTTCTTTAAACCATTTTAAAAAATCTCCAAACATTGCGTCCTCTGCATCTTTACGTGCTTTTGCAGCATCTTCAATATTTTTATATTCTCCTAAAAAATACTTCTTTTTTTGAAATTCAATAAGAGCTACCCATTTTTGATTTCGACTATTTTGATATACGCCTTTAATTCCAGATTTATTATTTTTAGGTAACTTATTATTTGATATTGATATTACAGACGTATCGTTCAAATAAAATTGTTTTTGAACATTATTTGCTTTTTTCATAATTATCTTATTAAATTCATGCCTTAAACATCCACAAGATTGTTTAGAAGGAAATGCTGAAGCAGACACACTAAATTCTTTTCCACAAGCAGGACATTTACATAACCATAAATAACTAAGACTTTTATTCTTTTTCTCTAATCGTTTTATTGCTATGCATCCATATTTATTTACTTTCCCCGCCAAATCAAGAGATTTTGACTTATTCATTTGTTCTTGAGCTTTATGTCCACAGGAAACCGTAGCCCCTGATTGTAAATCATCAAATCTTATTGTACGTATATTTCCACATGAACATTTACATATAGAATATATTTTTCCTGCTTTTCTATAAGATTTTTCAATGATTAATTCCCCAAATTTTTGATTATTAAATTCATCGGTATAGATAGGAGTATTCCTGCATTCTTCTGAACAAAATCTTGCATTACATTTTCCATCAAACACTTTCCCACAAACAACACATATTTTCTTAGACATTTTGATCCATTTCCTTTTCTTGAACAAAACCTTCTAAAATATCTTCGTATAATTTATCAGAAATAGTTTCATGTATTAATGGTTCTCTATTTTCAAATCCAATTGCTAAATCTAAACTCGTATCAATATCAGATAATGCTCTTTCTCTACTAAATCCCATTGCAACAACTTCATTCAATAAATCAATAGTTTTCTTCATAATCATTCTCTCCAATCTTTTAATATATTTTATTACACATTCCACAATGGGACTATTAATTATAAATTTTTATTATATAATTCTACCACAAACTTATCAATCTGTCACCATATGAAAGAATCCTTTCAACTATACAGCTACATTTATTTTATGATTATTTTCCATCCATAAAATAGATTCATATTCTTTTTTCTTCATTGCACAAGCATTGTTTCCGCTCATTATAGTAACATAATCAATTCCGTTTACCTTAAATGTTCCAACAACTTTCATCATCTTATTCTTCCTCCATCATCTGCTTTACCGCTATACGAAAAATAGACAGTAAAGATTTACTATCATTGATGATATTTTTCTTCGATGCAGATTTACTTCCATACTTATTTATGTATCTTGTTTCTCGATTCTTCCAAGAAATTTTCTTAATTGTATCCATTCTTGCGTACACAAGTTTGTATGTAACACAACCTGCGTTACTCTTATCATTATATTTCTTAATCAGGGGTATAATGATTTTATCTGTCAAACATTCATTTTCTTTCGCTTCTGATTCAGAAATAAGATCATATAATACAGCTTCAAAAATTGATCTGTAAATGTCTTTTCCATATATAATATCTAATGTTGGCGCACTGTTCCCATTCTGAGTAACATAATCTTTATGCTCTTGTTCCCAAACTATTCCATAATTCTTTGTCATGTATTTGTAGAGATATTTCAGACAATCGTTTCTTTTTGTAAATCTTCCAACTGATATTAGCTGATCCATCATAGAGTATAGATTCTGTTTCCATTTAATCAGATCATCTTCTACAACTTCTTTTAAGTTATTCTTTTGTGGAATACTTTTAGTATTCTTTAGTGCATTTATTTCTGATTTAAGATCAAGAATAATATTAGTAAGCTTTCCCATATCAGAATATTGTTTATCAATCTTATCATTGATCATTATCATTGATCACTTGAAAGCTTTCTGTGTAATCTTTCATTCCAGGAAGTTCCAACTGTAAAATATTTGATTGCGGAACCATTGCAGATTCTTGTTTCTTCAAAAATGCGGAAGCAAGAACATCTTTTGCTTTTAACTGATATGTTATAAGTTTTTCCACAAGTTCAGGATTATTTTCTTTCATCTTCGGAGTAATGGAAATCGTTGCTAACCATAATGGCAAATAGTCTAATTCTATACATAAAACTTCTTGATTCCCACCATTTGTAGGGAGGACGAAATTTCGTCCACCTTTAGAAAGCACTAAATCTTCCCTTAACCGCTTACGTTCATTCTTAATCTGACCTTCACTAAGACCAATTCCATCACAAATCCACTTTACACCAACCCAAATTATATTATTAATATCTTGTGCAGCTTTTATAGTCGCACCATTAAATTCTATATCTCTTACTGTTAATCCGTTCATATGTATTTCCTCCATGTATAAATTATTTCACTTGACTACTTATATTTTTCTCTGACCACCTCCACATTTTCATCAAGCTTGAAAACTGGTTTTCATCTACTATTTTCAACCATATCAAAAATTTCATTCCAATCAGAATAATTTTTCAATTTTCCCTGTGGAACTAATAATTCATATTCTGATTCAATTTCTTCTCGTGATCCATATCCATTAAAACTAGGAACGCTACCAATTTCATAGGCATTATGTCTTTCCATTTGTCTAAAAACAACAATGCTTTTCTTTGTAAGTTTTCCCATATGTGTAGCATAACTATCAATTTGAATAATTGACTTATCTTTTTTATTTACATATACATCTCCAATTTTCATATTGTTTCTACTCCTTAATTACAACATTATTTCCAAATACCTTTCTTATTTCTTCCATCGTTACATATCGTACAGGTTCTATATTTCCATCTACATTTGTGACTACTGGATAATATGGATCATCGTCACAGTCATTATCATCTACCCATCCACCACCGAAATGAGCAACAATTTCTTTGATAATTTCTACACTTGATCCATAATAACTAAGAGATATGAACGTAGTTTCTGATTTTACCATATCATCTAATCCATACTCTGCATAATACTCAGAGTTTTCGTAGCTATTAATATTTTCATAATTGTAGAATAAAGTTCTTTCTTCTCCGTTGTATTTGAAAATAATAAGCCCATAATCTACATACCAATTATAACAATCATCACAATTGTCATTGATTTTAAAATTCCAATTACACATCGAAATAGGCTTATAGATATGCTTTCTAACTTCATTTCTTACATTCCCATCCCATTTCTGCCGAATAAAATTTACTATATTCTCATGTCTAATATGACCTTTAATCCTACCACATGTATCACATCCCATATCATTTTCCTCCATGAAATTCTCGTTCTATTATATTATACTAACAACTGTCTTTTTCACATATTTTTCATTGATTAATTGCATAGAAATTCTCCTAAGAAAAATAACCCACACTACGAATCAAATTAGCACATAGACAGCCACACAACCTAAAATATAAGCCATTATTCTACGCCTCCTAATAATAAATTTCACTTGTTATATGTACTGTGGCATAGTATGTTCTGTTTATTTCCTTTGCAATTTCTTTATTTCCCATGCCTTTACGCATCATTCCTTTGATTGCTGCTTTCTCAAAATCAGTTATCCTATTCCTATGTCGTTCTGGTTTACCATTGTCTTTCTTCCATTCATAGTTAATCCAGGATGGCTCTGGAAATAATGTTTCTCTTTCATATTTCTTCCAGTTGATTATATCCTTGTGATTTTCAGCCCATTTCCAAAACTCTACAGGATCAATAGAATATCTCGTTTGATTATCCAGCTCAACTTTTTTACACGGAAGATCAAATTTATCAATCCATCTCAGAATAACTCTTATATCCGAATGAAAGCATTTTGCAAGTGTTTTTGCACTAATCTTTTCTCCATAATAGTTGTTTAATCCAAGTTTTCTTGCCTTACCTTTTACGGAAGGAATACTTCTACTTAATCTTTTTGCTGTTGTTTCCACTGATTGTTTTAAGTATCTGTTGTTGAGATATTTTACTTCCTTATCTGTCCATTCTCTTCTCATTACTCCAACTCCTGCGTTTCAAACACCTTATAACACTGTATAACTTTATGTGAAAACTTATCTCTAATTTCATATCCATCGGAAACTTTCTTATAATAGATACGATTTTCCTCACCTTCAATAAACGCTTCTACACGTTCTTCTGCGTCTTTCCAAGCTTCTTCTGATGTATTCCATAGAATTGCTGTACCAACAAAATCTGATGTGATACAAGCGCATATATAACACGTTCTCTTTACATTCCATTCTTTTTCATTCATTTTGTTATCTCCAATAAACTCTCCGATTTATTTAATTTTTCTTCCAATTAAATATAACGTTTTATCTAAATCTTTCTTATTGAATACAACAATATCTGTGCTATCACTTGATATATCATCTGGACACCATTCAATATCACTTGATTCCATAATGTCTATTTCTCTTTTTGTTAAATTTTCAATAATATATTCCATTGTATTATCTCCATATAATTTTATTCACCTATGTAATATTTCCTTCAACCATACATTAAAATTGAAGTTCTCCATATTTTCTTCTCTTTCCGTATAGTTCCCGTTATAATTACGGAAACAATTTCCAGAATCACGTTTATCCTTATCCCAATGTTCTACATATTTATTTGTGCCTTTCATTCTTTCTTCACCTCTTCCATGAGATATGCCAATCCTTTACTATAGTGACGATTGAACCAATCATATACAGTATTCTTGTTAGTTCCTTTTGGAAATGCATACCACGCAGCTTTAAGATTTCCGTTGCGGTCAACAGGAATACTCTGAAATTCCTTCCATAATACTTCTACATTTTTGTCAATCGTATCCTGTAATGTTGGTTCTGGCATTTTCGGTTCTTCGTTTTCTGTTACGATATTTGTATTTTTCATATGTATTCCATGTTCCTTTCTACAAATTAATTGGATTTCCATCTGTATCATATTTAATTGGTTCTATATGCGCTACATATCCAATGCCTGATTTCTTGTCATAAATTTCCATTGTGCCACCTACTGCAAACTCAAAAGAGTATCTTTCATCATTACTTTCGATCAAATCAATTAAATAATTTACTAATCCATTGATATTTCTTGCTTCTTCTTTCTGTTTTTCAATTCTATTCATCGTTTTCTTCTTTCTTAATATAATTTATGAAAAGTATCAATAATTTCCTGGTGCAATCGTTTTCTATCTTCAAGTTCTTTTCCTTTGTATAACTCCATTCCGTGATCTGCACTTGTAACATAATGTTCTCCATCATTACGAATATACACATCTATTTCTTCAATTCTTTTATTGTCTAATCTCATTTTCATATAAATATGCGTTCCATGTGTATGTTCTTCTAATTTAATAGCCATAATTCGCACCTCTTTAATATTCTTTACACAAATCCATAATCGTATCTACTAAATTCAATGGTGAATCAATTCCATATCCGCTTAACATATCGAATGATTCTCCGCTAAACGTATATACCAGATCACAATAATGATTCCACTCATTGCCATCTTGTGCGAAGGTAATTTCTAAAGAAATATTATCTGTTAAGTCAAATTCCCATATCTGTTCTTTAAATGTCTGTGGCTTATTTCCTTTACCGTTCCAAAATGTAGGGTTCATTTCTTTAAAGAAATCATTCACAATATTTTCTGCTTTTTCTCTTGTCATAATATTTCCCTCGCTGAAATCATCAATTCATCGTGTTTTTATTCCACGTTTACATTACTCACTTAACACAAGTTAGGTTAATAATCGTTGGGTGTAAACCTGCACCCTCTATTCCCTTGCTAAAAGCATCAGGAATTACCTTTTTTATTATTTGATATGCTCCATTTACATCAGCATTTATCTTCTTACCATCATTAGAAACAAACAATCCTCTATAAACTCTACGTTCTTTTTTATAATTCTCTTTTACAGGATCTTCATTGTCTAAAAATGATGTTCCAGAAGTATATGCTTCTTCTGTCTCTATGAATTTAATTCCATTATTCTCACACT